TACCATCTTTACCGGGCGCACCATCTGCGCCTGGCGCTCCGTCTTTGCCGTCCGTGCCAGGAACACCCTGTGGGCCCACTGCACCATCTTTTCCCGGTTCGCCCTGCGGTCCTCGCTCTCCATCTTTACCAGAAGCGCCCTGGGGACCCGTGTCACCCTTTGGGCCTTTAATGTTCACCGGTTCCGGGTTGTCCTTCCCGCCGTCATTGGTCCAGCTGATCTCGCCCGCTACGGACACGCTGGGCGTATAAGTGGTGCCATTCACACCCTTACCAATATCCTTGAGCAGTGCCTGCACCTTGGCGTAATAAGACTCCAACTCCGTTGGATCCGGTGCGTCCGTCTCCACAGCTGCCGGGTCATAAGAACCAGGGCGCACATAAAACACGCACGGCTCCGGGCTTATACGCTGCACCAACTGCTCGCCATCCACGGCATAGCCGTAAACGCCCAGGCGGCACATTCCCTCTTGCAGCGGCGGGGCGAAACACTGTCCATCCACCACAGTGGCAAACTGGCCATTCATGCACACCCGCACGACCAGATCGGCGTATGCCGGATCCAGCTCTACCACACAGCGGATCTGATTGACATTCTCAGCTGTCACCGGGTCTTTGTTTTGTAAGATCACCGCCTGCTGGGTGACCTTAATATTTAATGTCTGCATAAAATCCTCCTTTTTGACATAAAAAAACAGCGTGCCTAAGCCGCCGTTTGCAGTTGACTGCAATTTGTATTTTACATGGGAATCACCTCCTGTTTTCTTGCAATCTGCGGGGAAGTGTGGTATGGTGGGGAGTGAAAGGAGAGATGAAGATGAAGTCTAAGGCCAAAGTGTGGATCCTTGTTGTGACCGTTGTAGTGGCGGTGGGGGTCGGTATCGGTGTGTGGGTGCACTATGATCGAGTGCATGATCAGGAGACAGCCAGTCTGGTAGATCACGCTGTATCCAGTGCACTGGCTGGTGTTACTACACAGCCCACAGAGACCACTACAGAACCGGCAGCCACAGAGGCGACCGCAACCACAACAACTACAAAGCCCACAACCACTAAGAAGAAAAAGAAGAAGCATACTACCACGCAACCGCAAGTAGTGTATCGCACCGAAAGGAATGGCACAGTAGCCCCAGCCGCAATAAGAGAAACAACCGAATCAACGGTGCCGAAGCGTCCTGCTGACGCGCACTTTGATCCCATACCTTCTGACGATGGATATTACTGGGACACAGCTTCTTCTCGAGACGATCCGTTAGAAGAAATATATGTCGATGAAAGCGGCAGGCATTTCTATTTCAAAAAGGGCGATAAATCCACTCCAAGAATATATATTGACTAATAACTCTAAAGCGGCTGTTCCAGTGCGGAGCAGCCGCTTTGCTGTTTATTGCAATTTTGCTTTCAGCGCGTCCACTTCTGCCTGCAAAGCGTCCAGTTGCTTCTTTTGATCTTGGATCAACTTAAGCATTGCCGGTATCATGATACGATCTTGCCAGCTTTCAGGTCTCCCTTCACTGTCATAGATCACTGCGTTGGGGTAATGCTTGTCCAGATCCTCTGCAATAACGCCGATCTGCGTCCCGCTGACCAATTCGTTGTCCTTGTATTCTGGCTTGTAATTGTACTGGCACACCTGTACATCGTAAAGACCGTTTGGATCCAGCACAGCGTCTTCTACCGGTTTGATATTCTCTTTGTATCGTTTTGATGAGTTTGCGGTTGTAATAACGCCGCTTGTGTTTACAACCAGTGGAATGGTTCCGCTTGAAGATTTAAAACTCAGTCTAATATCGTCTTGTACCGTCAGTTTGCCTCTGATTGTCGTGGCGTTATCAATCCATATACTCTTCCCGACAAGGTATAAAACATTATCGCCACCATTCGCACTAAGCACAAACCCGCCTTTTGATTCAATCGTATCACGGTACGCAGTGCTTCCGCTAAGCGTCCAACTCACTTTAGACAGTACAAATCTGGTTTCAACCGAATCTTTCGATCCCGCTTGTATACACAAGTTGCCATTCTGCTGCATTCTTAAGCAAATATCTCCGCCTTCTAAATATGTTTTGGCTCCGTGCTCATACTGACCGTATCCAATTACAAGGCTGTTACCACCAGATGCAGCATTAATGATTTCATATCCGGCAAGATCATATATTTTTTTGTAGAATTGTACATCGGCATCAAATTTGGTTTTCCCTTCCACCGATAGGGCCCCGCTTACATCTACCGAACCATTGCATACCATATCGCCGCCCATCGTTACATACCATGTACCAGTATATGAACCGTTGCTGTTCTTTTTTTGTGCAGAAAACACCCAAGAGCCTTTGGTAGTTGGCTTTTGAATGTATGCACGATAACTACCCAAATCCGCATACAGTTCTCGGTCGGTGATGTTCCACCCGGCGATCGTGCCTTTATCCGCAAGGATCTCAATACCGGAGAGTCTACCGGCTGAAATGTCCGTAGCATTCAGGTAATACTGGTTGGTTTTTTTGTTGTAGTACACCGCAAAGTCCTTAAAGGGGCCTTGCAGTCCGGTGGTAGAAACAGCCATGCCGTTCTTATTCAGCAGCAGGCAGCGGCCTTTGGTCTTGCCCTCCGCTGCCGGGTACTCTCCGATATAAAGCGCGTCTGACACACCATCGCCGTCCCGGTCGATCAAAGCAGCGTAACCGCCCACTGCGTTCGTGATAGAATCCGTAGCATCCTGAATGCGCTGTGCCAACGGCGCTGTGACCTGCTGCATAGCCTTAGAGATCATGCGGGAAAGAATGCTTCCGGCAGAGCTGCCCTCCTGTTCTGAACGGGCATGGGCGGTCACTTCCATAGTGACGGAGCCATCATAATCATACTCCACACCCATCAAAGGGATATGGTGATCGCCGGTATCGTCCCGGTAAGTGATCACATCGAAACTATCCAACGCCGGATTGGCCGTGAGCAATGTCATACTTCCCGGTCGGTACTGTATGCCCAGGTCAAATACAGTCTCACCCTGGTCGCCATCATCTATGTAGATCATATCAGATACAGCGTTAAATACTTTTTCCGCTTGGGCCTGGGTGGTGATCAGTGGGTTGTCGAAATACAGCACCTCGCTGTTGACCGACAGACTATCTGGTGCAAGAATATTCTTATTCCCATTGTTGCAACTGATCCCCAGGTAGGTTTTGTCCGTCTCTGCCAGTGAAACCTCTGTGACCGTGTCATCTGTCACCGCGTATTCTGCCGTACCATCATATACCTGGGCGAAAGTATCTACTCGCAACTTGCCTTCTCGATCAAAGACGGCAGCACAGCCGCAGAACCCAGCCACATAACCGATGGCATCATTCACATTATAGGCAGTGACCTGCTGCTTGCCGTCCTCGTCTGTTTCCGTACCGCAGAGCAAAGAAACATCTACCGTGCCAAAGCCGGAGACCTTGCTCTCCACGCCGGCAGCCAACTCAAAGTTACCCTGGCGTGCCAGGTCTTTTAAGATTGCCAAAGGGGTCTGCTGACCGCTGATGGCGGCAGAATACGGCATAGAAAGATCATACATGTGGTCGTACATTTCCAAAGTGGTACATTCGCCGGACCGAGTGACCTTTTCCGGATAAAACACGCCCATTGGCACCCACTCCACTGCACCGTTGACCATACAGCCAAAGTACACCACGGTTTTCTGCCCGCGAAGCACGGCACCGGCAGGCACAGCCCACAGAACGCAGTTACACCCACAAGCGTAGGACTTTGCCAGCGCGTAATCGTCATGGCTGATACTGCGGTCAATATTCAGCTCCATAATGTTATTTTGCTCATTTGGGCTTGTAGGATCCGTCTCATCGTTGTAGCCAAAAATGAAATTGCCACATTTAACCTTCACATAGATCCGTTCCCCGTTTTTGATGGCCTGGTTAAAATCAGTGCTTGTCTTGTACATAAAATACTCCTTTAGCGCTCAATGGCGTCTACTTTGTAGTTGATGAAATACCGGCAATCCCTGGCACCGGAATAAGCCGTCCAACTGGGCGTGCCAAAGTAGCAGCTGAAAGAAAACACCGTATTCCCGGAGGTATCCTCCAGCTTAATAGAATGCCAGGGCTTACTCGCATTGTTGATCACGCCGTTTAGCTTGTCCAACTCCGCCCGGGTCAATGGCGGAAAGGACAACTGCCTTGTTTTTTTGACCTGAACGATACTGCCGTTCATATAAGCCGACTTGGAGCGGCCTGTGTTAGAGGACCACACCTTTTCATCTGAACAGGATATGGCATTGAATGATGGGTTTGGCATTTTTGTGCCGTCAATATATAGTGGCATACCGTCCCTCCTTACGCTGTAGCCGCAACCGGGTCACGGCCTTTCTTTTCTGTTTGGTTCACATCGTCCAGCACCACCGTGCTTAAATGCTTACCGCCCACATATACCGGGATCGTTACATTGACCGCCTGCCCGCTGCTACCCAGCATTTGCACCATCATTGCGGCTACCTTGCTGATCCACTGGGTGTTTCGCTCCAAAGGCACAACAGCCTCGGCGCCTTTACCTTCCAGCAGACCGACCTGGCCTTTTTTCAGCACGCCGCCCTTTTCCAGCTCTGGGATAGTGGGTATAGAGAACAACTGGTACTGGCCGTTGGTCACGCTCACGCCCAGGGCGCTAAGCACATTAGACAGTGTGCTGCCAACGCTGATGTTCAGCTTGTCGTTGATTTTGTCGATCATGTTGTTGACCAGTTTGATCACACCGTTTAAGGGGCCTTTGAACGCATTGGTAAAGGTGGCTTTCAAATTCTTCAGGCCGTTCTTTAAGCCGGTCACGATCTTACCGCCAAGGCCGGTGACTTTTGATACAACGCCATTTTTCCCGGTAAAGAAATTAACAACGCCGTCCTTAAATCCTTTGAATTTTTGGCTGACCTTTTTCCACAGATCGCCGATACCGTCAAACAGACCTTGGGAAATAAAGCCGCCCTGCTTTTTCATAACCTTAGACGGCGATTTGATCTCAAACGCTTTTTGGAAACCATTGATAAACGGTTGGAAAATGTGTTCCTTAACCCACTTCCATGCATCTCCAATGCCGTCAATGATGCCGTCCCAAATGCCCTGGGCCACATTGCCGCCGGCTTCTTTGATCTTGTCGCCAAAATAGGACTGTATACCGGACACAGCGTCAGAGATAAGCTGTCCCAGGAATGCACACAGGCCGCCTAAAGCTGCACCAAGCGATTCAAACAGAGCGCTTGCCATTCCACCAAAATCAATACCGCCTATGAAGTTTTCCAGCGCCGTAGCCAGCCCTCGCCAGTCCAAATTTTCCAGAAAGCCTGCAATGGCCTTGAATACACCGCTGATTGCATCGGACAGAGTCTTTGCCACCTGTCCCCAGTCAATGGTGTTGAATATACCGTTCAGGTTTTTAGCAAAGCCTGCGCCAAGAGCTGCAAAATCGAATGTGGTCAGGAAGGTGTCCAGTGCACCAAAGACGGTGTTCACACCGTTACCAACAATTTGTCCGGCACCCTCCCAGTCGAAGTCACGGATGAAGCCGTTTAGGCTCTTGGCAATACCGCTGACAGCGCCGTTGACTTTGTCCTGTATGCCTTTCCAGTCCAGTGCATTGATCTTGCTAATAATCTTATTACAAGAACCGGCGATTTGTTCGCCGATTCCCTCAAAGTCGCAGCTTTTCCACAGGTTCTTGATTTTCTCCAAATAAGCGGAGAACTTGTCGGACGCTGCCGGCGTATTGGCTGTAGACGCACCGGACGAACTACTGTCTTGCTGATCATCACTAACCTTAGTGATTTGGTCAAATCCGTACAGTTCTTTCTGCGCTTGAGACAGCTTTTTCGTCTCTTTTGTGGTCTTGCCCACAGCGGTGGCCGTGGCATTTACCTGCGAAGCGATCCCCACAGATGAAAGCAACCCACTAATGGCATTGGCAACACTCATGGCATAGGGCATGAGCTTTTCAAACAGCCCCACAACCACATTGATGGCCGGTGCCAAAGCATTTGCAAAAGCATTTTTCAAGGCTTCTACACGGTTATTCAGAGCCTCGTTCTGACTTAAATATCCGGTGATCACCGAGCGCAGCTCGCCGAAAATGTTTTTACACACTTTCAGCCCCAACGATACCACACCTATACGGCGGATAGACTTGACCACATTCAACAGGGACTTGCTGGCCGTACCGGAAGAAGCACGCATATTTTTCAGGTGACTATGCACCTTGCCGAAAGCGGCGCCCGCTGCAGATCCGATATTTCCAAATATGCCCTTTAACCCGGAGAAGCCCTTTTTCAGTTTCCCTGCTGCGGAAACATCACCGGTTTGCTTGAGCTGCTTGCTCATACTCTTAAGCGCAGGAGCATTTCTGGATATGGACGATTTCAAGTTGGAAAAGCGGTTGCTTTCCGTTGCTATATCCGCATTGGTTTTGTTGATCTGTCCCGTGGTCTGTGCCATTGCACTCTTCGCTTTGAGAATCTGCGAAGAGGTTTTGCGGATTTCATTTTTCAGCTTGTCCAGCGTATCCGTTTTTAAATTATTCGGATTCAGGCCAACCTCTTTCAGCTCGCTGTCAAAGACTTCTAAATCGTTCTTTATACGATTGATAGCCGCCCGCTGCTGTTCAATCTGATTGATCGTCATGCCGCTGGTCGACGCTGTTTCCATTTTGTGGATCCAGTCTACCATCTCCTGATACTGACTGCTTACACCGGCGATGCCGTTCTTATAGGACTTCAAAAACTCCTGCTGTGCCCGGTAAGTGGCTGTTACCTCTTTTAAGCGGCTGGACAACTGCTTGTATGTTTCGTCCTGACTGTGCAGCTGATCTTTCAGCTGTCTGGCTTTTGCCGTATACTCGGATATTTTCGCAGCACTACTCATAGCGGCCTGCACATTGCGCTCTTGGCTCTTAATAAGCGTATCCACCTGCTTTCCCATCTTCCTTGTATCAGAAGAGGCGGAAGACATTGCCTTGGCAGTCACCGTCTTAATTTTATCCGTCACGCCGGACAGCTGCTTCAGCTCGGCTTGGAGAGAGGCCATGCTCTTTTTGTACTGGCTAATATCCGCAGTAAATCGTGTTACTAATTCCTGATCCACAAAATCACCTCCTTTTCTTGTTTTTCAATCGTTAAAACTGATCAAAGTAGGCCATTGCTTTGGCCGCTTGAATATCCAGCACATCATCCTTTGTCCAATATGGGAAAAGGTCATACACTGCGCCCACATCCTCCCCGGCAACCGCAGCGGCGATAACCCCGGCTTGGATATAAGCGATTTGTGACAGGTTTTGATACTGCCTTTTCTCAAAATCACGATGGAACAGGATGTAACGCTTTAGTTCTCCATAGGTCATGGCGAGAATAACGGAGAACGACAAGCCATAAGCGTTGGCCTCCAGGATCATATCCTCCGTTGTGCAGTAATTACTCCCGAAAGGAAGTGGACGGCTTGTCCTCACTCTCTGTGGACTTCTCCACGCCGTCAAACGCAGCGTTGACCATCTTTTCAATGCCGGCGGAGAGCTTCTCGGCCTGCGTATCGCTCAGTAGACCGGACACATTGGCCAGCTGAAAGAGAATGCTTGAAAATGCGTCCACGCCGCTAACGCCGCTGTCCACCAGCGCGTCATACAACGCCTCACCGGTCAGATCGCCGTTGGGATCATCGTTAAAATGCAGGGCCTCATCCAGTACAGCCAGGAGCCGCTCCGGATCACTGGAAGCGCTGAGGATCACATCCAGGGCGTCCTCGTTGAATTTATTTTTCAGTCGCAGCTGAGCAGCTACAGTCAAACGCAGGTGCACAGTCTTGCCGCCATTCAGCTGCAAATCGTATGTTCTGGTTACAATATGGGATTCGTTCATTGTCATTTCCTCCTAAAAAGCGGGGAGGCAGTCGCCCGCCTCCCGAATAGTCGATTTACGCGGCGGGGAACTCTCTGCTCCAGTCGCCGTCCAGCTTGTAAGAGACAGTAGCCTCCATCAGGCTGTTTACGCCCGGTCCCTTAATCGTCAGGCTGGGCACACCAGAGTTGTTAAACTTGGTGCCGTCCGGCAGCTTAACCATAATGGGTACGGACACACCGGCGTCCTCCAAAGCTGCCAGCACCCGATAATCCGATGTGGCGTCCTTTGCGTTGTACAGAAAAGTCACCTCAAAGGCGTCTGCTTTCTTGCGAATACCGGTAATGCTGTGTTCCACATCATCGTCATAGCAAGTGGCGTCCAGTTCTTCCCGTTCGCCCTTGGTCAGATCGCCGATTTGGGTGGCGTAGTTCAGGCACTTGGCTGTGGGGCCGGTATAGTTGGGATATACCTCAATGCCTTTGGACGCAAGGCCGCGTTCCGGCTTTGTTTCGTTCATATAAAATCCTCCTTAATCAATCAATCGATTGGTTCTTGTGTCTACCCGACGACCGTAACGCAATGATTTGCGCAAATAACCGCTGGGGTCGTGTAAAAGCGCGTCCGAGGATGCAAATTGCCGGATCAGGCCCAGCGAGGTCAAAGCCTCGTCTACCTTTTCCGTCAATTCCAACAGGTCCGGCAAGGTCATAAACCACAGATCCACCTGATAGGCGATCACATCTACGCACGCCAGTTCCGTGCCTGTATTGGTGATCTCATAAAATGTGATCAGGTTACCTGCCGGTTTGCTCTCCGGAAATGCCATCTTAATGTCATAGGGAATGTCCGACTGTACGGATTTTAAGGTATCCCGGATCACTGCACGGTAGTTTTTCACTTGATCGCCTCCTGTATAGCCGTACCATAATGCTCTGCAATCACCGGCTGCATTTCCTGCATGCCGTTATACATAAAGAGCGCCGGCAAGCGACCTTTTAGTCTGCGAAAACCGTAACCTGGTATATACGCAGTCCAAGGCTCGTGCTTGCGCACAATACCCAGCTCACTGTCCAGCGGTGTACCCTTTTCGTCACCCACAGGCCCGGTTCCGAATTCCACATAGGCCGCATACTGCATATTGGTACGGCTGCCTGCGGTCACCTGATCACCGTCACGCTCGCAAAAGGCGGCGATGGACTCCCGCAGCAGTCCGGTGTCCTCCGGGCAGTTGCTGCGCTGACGGCCGGCCATATCCTCTGCGTCCTGCAGCATTTGCCGCTCCAAGTTGTCCAGCAGATGATCTGCGGTGCGTTGCAGCGTCTTGGCATAGGCACTCAGCTTTTCAATCTCAATGTTCGTTTCCACCGGGTGCTCTCCTCTCTGTGGCATTCGCTGTCAACAAACGATAATGCAGGAACTGCTGCACGGTCTCCACCTCCAGCCAGCCAATACCATCCGCCTGTACCAGGTCGCCGGGCCGCACGCCCACAGGGTCATACAACACGGCTTGATACCCGGCAGACAGCACCCGCCCCCGCTCCTCAATAGGGGCAGAAGCAGATACCGGCTGCCAGCACAAATACAAAATGGCAGGTGTAGCACTGTATGTGTTCTGCTCAAAGTCGTAAGCACTGTCTCTGATCGTCTGTGCGGAGAAAATCCGTGATTTTACAGTCCACGACTTAGGCGTTTTTGCTTTCACCGGTGCGCACCTCCCTGTATCTGTTGTACGGCTGGAGCAGGTCGGCAATGGCTGTCTCCTGCTCCGCAGGGGTGGTATAGGTCTCGCTCATAGATACGCTGCCCTCTGTATAGGACGTACTCTTTACACCGTAATCCCGATCCTGTATAAAGCAGTTCAGGTGCACAAAAGCCAGTTTGGCCAGTGTGGTGGCCGTTACCACCGGCGGCAGCTCTTGCGTGCCCAAATAGGTCAGGCAATCGTCCTCTGCCATATCCAAAAACAGCTGCAAATCCAGCTCTTCACCGGCGTGTGCGTACCAGGCCTCGCATATCTTGTCGTAACGCCCGGCAGCGGCCCGCAGCAGCCGCAGAGCCTTGCTTTTCATCTCATCAGTCAAACATATCACCCCCATAAGAAAAGGCGCCTTATTTGGCGCCCTTTTTTGTATCCTCTTTTTCTTGCAGCTGCCAACCGGCATTCAAATAAGCCGGCAGACAACTCCGATCAATGACCACTTGGGTCTTGCCCTGTACAACGGTTACCTTTTCCATTTGTACCTCCCTGGGCTTAGCCCTGCACCTTGACGATCATATTCTTGTCCAGCGTGGTCACGCCGTACAGAATATCAAAGGACACGGTGTCGATCTTGTGGGTGCTGTCGTAGTCAAAGACCACACGCACACCCAGACCGTCCGCAGAAGCCACATAGGCGTTCTTGTTGCCCATCGGCAGATCCATAGGACGGGTCACCAGTGCCACGCCGTTGCGGTGGAACCCTACGGAAGTGGGTGCAGAAATCACCGTAGCGTCTTTGTTGGTCAGCGCGGCATGGAGCGGCTGGTCAATGACTACGCTGGCGATCGCACCGGTGGAGGCCGTTGCGTCTGCTGCAAAGTGATACACATAGCCGTCCACAATAAAGCAGTCGCCCTTCTTCACGGTCGCAGAGGCTGCGGTCACGGAAGACAGCGCCACAGTGCTGGCACCTGCAGTACCGCTAACCTTAAAGGACTTGGCGGTGCCTACGGCATTATCCAAATAACCAAAGGGATACGGTGCATTCTGGCTCATATAGGTATCCATGGTGTACACCTTGCCCAGCTCTGCCTCACGCAGGGCGGTACCATCGCCGGCATAGGATACCTTGGACATATTGTCGTCCGTTGCATAGAGCACCTTGTGAGAGGGGTTCAGCACCAGGCGGCGGTTCTGTACCGGCACACCGGCAAAGTCCAGCAGGCTGCCCACCTTGGCAATATCTTTGATGGGCTTTGCTGCGTCCTCGCCGGAAGCGGTCACTGTGCGGCATGCGCCCTCTACGGCGGTAGCCAGCACATCCGCGTCCACTGCGTTGGCAATGGCCGTCATAGCCGGTTCAATGACCTGTGCAGAGAAGTCCCGCAGGTCCAGGCTCATCTCCTTAGAGGTGATCTGTACGGTCACATCACGCAGACGATCCATCTTTACAGGCACGCCGCCTTCGTTCAGCTCCTGGGGATCCACTGCGCCGGTAAAGTTCTTGGCCGCAAACTTGCTGGGACGGCGTGCGGTTACCGTATCGCCAACCTTAACAAATTCTTTTTCATAGTCCCGGTGCACCAGGTTGGCCATCACCAAGTTGTTTTTCAGTACCATCAGTGCCTCATTGGCAATGACATTGGGGGTTAAAATCGTGTTCGGCATTTCTTATTCCTCCTTAGCCGTTGTTTTTTCTCCACGCTTCATAGGCGTGGAAGTCTGTGGGCGGTACATTGTCGCCCGCTGCGCCCTTACCTGCCGGGGGCGGGTTCTTGCCCCGCAGGTTGGCCGTGGTTGCGGCCTGTACTGCCTCTTGAAATGCGGTGTCAAAGGCTTCCAAATTCTTTTGAGAGGCTTCCGCGTCACTCCCGGTCAAGAATGCCGCAAACTGCGCAGGCAGCTTGCGCTGGAGCAGCTCTGCCGCCACAGCTGTTTCCAGCTGCTTTTTGGCAAAGGCCGCTTTTTCCTGCTCAAAGGCTTGGCGGTCCTTGTCCAGGTTGTACCGCTCCCGCTCCTCCTTGTTCATGTTGGACAGCTTCTTTGCTTCGTCCGCCTGTTCCTTGGCGCTTTCCTCCCACTTGGCTCTGGCCGTGGCAAGCGCCTTGCTGACCCGGCTGTCAAACTCGCTTTGGAATTTCTTGTCTTTCAGCAGGTCGTCAAATGTTGGAGTGTCGTTGCCCCCATCGGAGTTGGCGCCGGTGTCGCCCGCTGCCCCCTCTGTGTTGGTGTCTGCTCCATTTTCGCCGGTGTCTTCGGCAAACAGCTGGAGGTTCAGCGGCAGGCGTGCGCACACCCGGCTCTGTTCTCTGCTGTTTTCCATCTCGGCATACTGTTTTGTCATTGCTGACTCCTTTCCCAAACCGTACGCTGCCGGTTCGTTAAATGATATATTCCCACAGGCATAGCCTGAAAATGGGTATAAAAAGAGCAGGGCTGCATTGCAGCTCTGCTTTCTTCATGTTATTGGTATTTTTTTATCGCATCCAGCCAATCCTCTGGACACTTTCCATCGTAAAATTTGTCAATAACATCTTGTATCGCTCTTTTTCTTTCCTCTGCGCTGATTTCTCTGTGCCCTGTTACTCTTGCTACAGGTGGATCATTCCATCTGGGAGCGGTAAATAGCTTTTCTTTTTTCATAATTCAGTCCCTATTTCTCATACAGAATAATTTTTGTAACAGAGTTGTTTTGAAGCAACTCACCAACAACAAAGCTACTACCACGCACATACAATATCTCTTGCTCACCTGCATTAAAAGATCGAATATCTCGTCCGTTCTTACACTGCGGAATATAGATTTGCACCTCTGCGTCCGGGTTATAGGTCTTTCCGCAGGTTGCAGCTATGTACTCGTTGTAAGTAACCGTGTTGCCGACCGTATGCGTGTTTACAAACCTTTGCAGTTCCGTTGGATCGGATATAACCAAAGAGCGTTTTACCGATCCGGCATACCTGGGGAATTTCTCAAGTGCACGGTCTAAGTTAGTTATAGCCCTTTTCTCCTCGTTTGTCAACTCTATACCTTGCCGCAGTTTCTCGTTAATCGGGTAAAAGTCACTGGACACCCAGCTGTTGATTGCGTATTCTTCCTCTTCTGTCAAACCCGGGTCTCTCTTCTCCACATACTTCTCATACCACTGGGCGTAGGTCATATCTGCCGGTACGGTCATGGACTTGCCGGTTACCGGATCCCTGGCCCAGCGGGTGCCGGGGCGGTTACTCACCACCGGCACGGTAATACTGCGGCAGAAAGGGTGCATAGGCGGCACATTTTTGCCCGGTTGCGCATCCTCTACCAAAAAGGTCTTGCCGTCCAGCTGACGGCACACGGCGGAGGTGCGCAAATCCAGAGTAGCCATAAACCGATACCGGATAATGCCCGCTGCTTTATAGCCCTCTAAAAAGCCCTGATTGGAGAAGTGATTGACCTCTGTACGGATCAGGCGGCTGGCACAATAGCGTTGCCCGCTGTCGCTGTCTGCACCTATGCAGTCCTCCAGCAACCGCTCCTCCATATCGTGCAGGGTCATACCCGTCATACAACCCACCTCGATCGTGCGCTGCAAGCGCTTGCAAAAGGCGGCGTTGTTCTTCCACACACGATCGGAATAGTTTTTGCCGCTCCACTTATGGGTAAGTGCGGCCTGTACACGGCGGTCACTGATCAAGCGAAAGTCATATAGACCATTACGCTTTTGGTCGTTAAATATAGTGCGGTAATAGGCTTGCTTGAATGTATCCGTCAGCCTGGCTTTGGCCAGTCGCTCCTCTCGCACACCCATGGCAACAGCTTCCGCCCGAATGGCGTTTTGCAGCGCCTGCAGGCGGCTAATCCGGTCCGCATAGGCCGGTGCGTCCAGCATAGCGATCAACTCCCGCCGTGCCTGTGGCTCCTTGGTCTTCTGCAGCTGTTCCAGCAGCCGCTCCCGCTCCTGTGCGGTTTGTCCTGCGCTGAGCAGCTGCAAGGCATAGGCTTGGCTGATTTGGCCATTCTTTACATACCGGCGGAGAATGCGCTCAATTTGTGCATTGATCTGCTCCACGCCCTGGGCATACATACGGTTGACCTCCACCATGGTGGCGGTGGTACGCGCTTGCAGCAGGTGTTCCAGGTCAACCGTTCGCCTTTTCCAATACTCTGCTGCTTTCATAGGTTAAACGTCCTTTTCTTTGTCTTGCTGTTCCTGATCTGCCGACTGTCCCTTTTCATCAGCTTTGTCCTCCGCCTTGGCGGCAAAGCTGTCCATATATTGCTGCTGGTTCTCCTGCTTTTGCTGTTTCATGTTCTCCACAGCTTCCGCCGGGTCCTTAACGAACCATAGCAGGGACAACAGCGTCTGATCGTCCACCAGCCCGGCATTCTTCAAGGTGCACACCATAGAGACAATCTGCGCCTCATCAATGGGCAGCGCCACAGTAAACACCATATCCACATCATCTACGGACACCGGGTCTATACCGTTATGGGCCAGCCAGTTGTTGTATAAGGTCCAGCGCTTTTTCAGCCCCGCCTCCATGGCGCTCATCTTGCTTTTTACCAGCAGGTGCAGGGCAAGCAGCTTGAGCTTTAACGCCACGCCGCTGGCATTACCGGCAAAGGCCTGGTCTGTCATATCCGGGGTTAGGGTCATCTTGTGAATGTCCGATACCAAGGTATCGTCCAGCACCTTCATGGAGTTTTCGTCAAAGGTCTTTTGTATGTATTCCAACCGGGCGTCCTGGGGAATGCCGTCAATGAGCCGGTCTCGCTTGGCTGCCTCCATGGTTTCCTGGGGCAGAACCGCGCCGAATGCTGCCAAGATGGAATTGACAAACTTACGCTTATCTGTAAGCCGATCAGACAGCAGCTCATTGCGGGCGTCTATCAGGTTGGCCACCTGTTCAAAGTCGCCTTGTCTCTCCTCGTTGTTCTCATAACACACCACCGGCACCTCATCAAAGAAGTGTGGCACCGGTGCACCCACCGGGTTGTACACATAGTTTTCTTTATCCAGCGAGGTGCTTTCGTACTGCTGATACTGGGTAGCCGTATAGACTGTTACCGCATAGTACCGGCTGCGATCTGTGCGTTCCCGCTGCTCAAACCACAGCGCAAACAGATCCTTGTGCTCTACAGTATCATCTTGCACCAGCACGATCTGATCCGGCGCATACACTGCGGATCGCGGGCGTGGTTGCTCCTCTGTGCTGGCATATAGCAGCTCGCAGCTTTCACCGTATATGCCCATGGCCTTGCCAATCCGCTGATCTATCGTAGCAATATTCTGACTGTGATAGGCAGCCATAACGGCAGAAATGTCAATTTCCTTGCCGCACAGATCGCACAGGCCGTCTTTGTTTTCGTCCACAGCGTTATGCCGGATCAGGTTGCCGCTTTGCCGATCCAGCTTGGCCTCCACCGTAGACACCAGGGACAGCTTGGCCTGGCTGTCTTTCTTGTCCTTGTCGTTACAGTCGTACTTTACCGGCTCGCTCAGGAAATAGCCACGGATAATATCCACAATGTACTTGGCATAGTTAGCCTCGGCCCGCACATCGTTCTCGTCCTCTCCTCGGTGGATTTGCGGCACGCCAATATATCGGCCATAGAGGGCACGGCAGCGCCGCTCATATTCGTGTGCCCGACCGACCACATAATCAATCACGGCAGACGACAGTACGCCCTGTTCCGCCTCCGGCACATCCCGCCGGTTCATGTAAAGTATCATATTCAAGTCCTCCTTGTTACGATCCGCCCCAGCGCCGTGCTTACAAAATAGCGCATGGCGTCCATAGCGTGGTCGTCCTGTTTGACCGGCTCATCCCGGCCTGCCTGAGCCGCTTTGTCATACCAACGGTAGGCGTAAAACTCTGCAATGGTGCGGGTGCAGTCCTTGCAAAACAGCAGATCCGCCCGCTGCAATAGCGTACATACGGTACGGATTCCATCCAGCACCGCGTTATCCGCCTTTAACACCTTTAGCCCCCGCCTTTGCAGCTCTGTAATGAAAGAGGCCGCCGAAGGGTCAACCACTACGCAGGTATAGGGCGTATCGCCGATAAAGGCCATCATCTCGTCCGCATACTCTGCGTCCGTCCTTTGTTTATGGTTCTCTCGCCCGGAATAGTAATACTCCTTGGTGCATAGCCATTTGCCGTGGTATTTGCGCCACATCAGGAACACCGTAGGGTTTAGCGTACCGTAGTCCACACTGATATAGGCAGGACCTTGCAGTTCGTTATCCGGCGGCAGCGGAATACAGTGCCGACTTTCGTCAAACATATCGTAGATCAGGCCCTCTGCCACTTTCCATTCGCCCAGAATGTACCGGGCATAAAAAACGCCCGCATACATCGTTCTGTACCGGGCTTTAACCTCCTCTGTCAAGGACAAATTATCGTCCATCGTAAAGTGGAGGTAGAGTATTCGCTTTTCTTGCCGCTTCTCCGGCAGGATCCATTCTTCATAAAACCAGTGATGTGGGTTATCCGGGTTGCAGTTGAACCAGAATTTTGCACCACTGACAGAGCACCGGGCGGTGGCCTGCTGTACAAAGGACTGGGGCATTAAAGCCACCTCGTCAAAGAACACACCGGCCAAAGTCATACCCTGGATCAGATCCTGGCTGCTTTCGTCCTTGCCCCCGAAAATGTAAAATGCGTTTTCCGTACCACCCCGCGTCACCACAAGCACATTGTCGCTACGGCTGTATTTTACCTGATACCCGCGACTTTGCAGCATTGCAGGCAGAAAAGAAAGCACATTCCGGCGAAAGGAGCTGATCGTCTTACCGCACATGGCAAAATTCATGCCGCTGTAGGTACTCATAGCCCACAGAATATAGCTAAGCGCCATACTCACCGTCTTACCGGATCGTATAGCGCCGTCTGCAATTATTCCGTTTTTGTCGCTCACAGGTGATGTTTTGCACCACCAGGTGAGCACCTGGAGCTGCTTGGCGGAGAATGGCTGAAAATGAAAGGTGCTTATTCTTCCCATGCCTGTTCACCCGCTTTCTGCTCCAAGGCCTCCAGAAAGCCATCGTCCGTCTGCTCATCTTCATGCCCTCGGGCCAATTCAAAGTGACGCAGAAGCTCTGCCAGGGCTTTCACCCGATCAGAGGTATTCGGCGGCTTTGCCGTCTCTGCAAACCCGATGGAGCACAGTGCGTTCAGCACATCCGTTGCGGTGAAATCCAACTTGTCCAGCTTTCGCTTTTCCAGCTCAGCGATAAATTTTTTTACCTTATCATTTCTTAGCAATCGGCTTGCTTGGCTTTCTGCGCTCCCGGGTGCCTTACAATTCGGGTAAGCAGCCTGGTAAGACCGTTTCCCGTTATGGTCGAGCACATATTCATAACAGAACAGCCTTTGTTTAGGTGTTAAGGTCTCTTTACCCACGCTGCTCACCTCCTTTGTAATAATTGCGGATTATATGCTGTTATTTTTTCTGTCTGCTATTTGGGAAAAATTCATCCAGTATTTCGAGCCGAATTCTATTTTTGCGGGCTGCTTTCTCGAGACGCAACTGATGAACCCGTATAATTGTTATTGCTATTGCTGAAGCAACTACAACCACGCCGAATATCTCAATATGACTATTCTGAATGTCACTCATCTTCTGTTGTATCTTTTGAATTATTTCAGCATGATTTGAATATTCTTCGAGCAATGTTTGAAACCAATCTTTGAGGATTTCGTAAATCTTACTTTGAAAGACTGCAAACCACGAAAATATCATCGATATTACAGAAATCGTCAAAGGAGTAGTGTTTATCGCGGTTTTCTCTTCGGCCTCTGCTAAAATGCGTTCGCGTCGGCGTTCCGCCGGAGAAAGGTTAGTCAGTTCCATCTTGATCTTTTCATACTCTCGAACTTTACGATTTTTCCGTTTCTTCTTCTGCTGCTTGCCTAAAGGTTTTTTAGAGCGTTTACACATGTATTTGTTTTCCCCCCTTTCTGCTCACCATAATTATAGCACATCTGAAAATGGGCCTCGTAGTAACCGCATTTAAGAAAGGAAAAGCACAAAAGCAAAAGCCAAAGAGCGCACCGTTTGGAGCGCTCTTTCAATCTGTTTGGCAGTTTATACTATAACACAGACGGCAACCTGCATACTATAACATCAACATGCATTGCATAGTGGTTTTTTATTTTTCACATTCCAGCATATCCAGGGACTGCGGGTGAATGCGAGAGACCAGGTGATTGTATGTAATATCTTCGTCTACGGCAATCTTCTCAAAAGTGTCACCGTTCAAATACCGCCGACGCAACACACGCCGGTGCAATGGGCTGCGTACCTGCTCAATAGCAGTCTCAATTTCTGCCCGCTGCAACAGAGCAAGCCGGACTTGTTGGTCCAGCTTCTCTTTCAGTTCTATAATGCGATCTACCGTCAAGGTAAAATCTGCCCGCTGCCCGCCTCCCGGCGTGGGAGAGAGGGAAGCCGTGATCTTTTGCGCCCGGCTGTTCAGTTCTTCGATCTCCTGTTGTGTAATCTCAACCTCCGCCCAGCACTCCCGATAGCGTTGCAGCCATTCCTTCTTTTCGTTGTTCGTCATTTTTCCTCCTGCTTTTTATTCCGCTCATTTCTTAAAGTTCGGACCAAAGCCGATCACGCCGAAAAATGCAACAATGACCGCCCCGGCCACAAGAATGATTTGTGCTGCTATACACATCCTGCTCACCTCCCTGTACTCCCGAACCCGCCGTTGCCGCGTTCGGTGTCTGCCAGCTTGTCCACCAGCACCAGCTCCGGAGTGTCGATCTTGACCACCACCAGCTGGCTGATCTTGTCCCCACGGCGCACAACATAATCCATACCGCTGTGGTTATACAGTTTGACGGCGATACTTCCGGTGTAGCCCACATCAATCACGCCCTCGCTTGTAATGCCGTACTTTACATTTAATCCACTTTTGGATTTCAGAAAGCCTGCGGTGTTTGGTGGCAACTCAATGTGTACGCCTGTATCAATGCTGATACTTCCGTTTGCTGGTACTACCGTATCAATCGGTGATAACAAGTCAAGCCCTGCGTCCGTTGCGTGCCCTCTTTTCGGCATTAAAGCCGTGCTGTCTAACATAATGTTCATTTGTTTTACTCCTTTTCTTTCACCTCGCTGTTGAGCCATTTTTCTATAATTGGAAGACAGTCTGCACTTTCTTCATCATTGAAGCAATATGCAACTATCTTGTTAATGAGGTTTGCCATTTCCTCATGGGTCATATTTTTGATTTTTTCGTAGTTTGTCATTCCTGCGCCTCGCCTTCAAGCCATAGTTTTCTGTTTCTTACGCACATTGTTACTCTGCTTTCCAAATCTTTCTCAAAATAGCCACATTTATCAATATCTTTTTCAGCACATAGATAACAAAGATTACTTGACAGTGTATCTTCAAGCCATTCTGCCATTTCATCAATGCTCATATTTTTTATTTTTTCAAAATTTGTCATTCTTCCACCTCCTGAACATCAATTAGCGCAGCTTTTAGATTTTTCCAAATCTGACAAGTTCCTTTGTATTTGATATTGCAAAAACTTTCACACGAACAAATATGGCAGGGATTTGATTTAACAAATCGTATTGCTTGATTTGTTGTAGATACAACATCAATTTTGATTTTGTTAATCTTCAAATCTCACCCTCCGTTCTCGGCGGGTCTGGCAGCTCTCGCCAATGAGTGACAGACTTAATTGTTGTTCCGTACATATTAAACCAAACTTGTAGTTCCGGGCTATACCAGCCGCGACGCACGCTTCCCCATTTCGTGTATATCATCACAGATTTAACCGTATCTGGAAGATTGTCCTTTACTCTTATCCAGCCGTCCGGGACATCATGAGTGAAAAGTCGTATCTCGTCTTTGTTGAGCCATTTCTGCCACTTACCACAAGCAGAGCAGTAAAGCCCGATCTGATTGCCGTGTTTCTCAGTGAAGAACTTCTTACCACCGCATTTGCATACCATATCCATAGTTATACTTCCTCAAAAATATCGATAGGAACGGTGATTTCGTCCTCTTCGGTATCGTCTACGGCAAATACCAAAATCGGCAAATCCGGGTTTTCTACAATGAGCTGTTTGAGTTCATCTGCTGAGTGCAGCAGACCGGTCGGTTTTCTTTCTTCGCGAGTCATTATTTTTCTCCTTTCAATCTTCATACCACTTCTTGTGACAAACCGGGCAAAAATCCGTGTCCAGCACAAACGGCTTTCCGCAGATGGGGCAATTCTCGTCAAACTGCACTAACATTACGCTGCGATGATCTTCCGGAGGTGCCCAATCACCACCAACGACACACGCTGCTGCATATACGCCCTCGGAGATAAACTGCCCAGTTGTTCTCGCAAGATCAGCGGCGTAATTTTTGATTTCAACCAGTGTTGGCTGTCTCTGGCTTCCGGTGAAGATGATTGCCGTGCCATCTTCATTCCATTCGTGCGTTATTTTGTTTTTTGCCATTCTTTCTCTCTCCCATTCTCGCAGCTGTACTGCCCCCTGTGTATCGTCTTACCGTCAGGTGCCAGGTGTTTGCGGCAGCCGTATTCATTGCTGCCCAGGTTGCGGCCATACTGGCAGCGATCACAGCGCACATAGAATGCACATTGTTCAGCCATCTGTCCGTGTCCTCCAGTTCCGCAGCTCGACCTCCACATAACCCTCCAAGTCATAGGTCTTGAACACTTGCAAATCCACCACCTGCTTGTCATCCGGGTAGGCCAGGCCGTTCAGTGCATCCAGCACGATCTTGGCGATGTTGTCCGTATCCGGCTTTTTGGTGGGAAATACCATGCCGGCCATCATTTCCACCTTGCGCCTTTTGCTGGTGCTCTTGGGAATGCCAAACGCTGCAATGATCGTTGCGCTGATCGGCTCATCAACAGCAAAGGCCATCCGGTCACCGTATGCCTGCCGGTAGCAGAACTGCACCTCATCCTCGTAGTCCTTGGTCTTTCTGGGCGTATATGTAGCAATATGGTCACCCCGGCGCACAGCCCGGTGCCGACCCTTGCCCTGTGGCTCTCCCGGTATCGTCAATCTTACCATCATCTTGCTGTCACCAGCCTTTCATAAATCTGCTGGGCCATTGCTGCCGTGGCCAGCTCTTCATCGCCGTGAGCGTTCAGCCGCTTGGCGTACCGCAGCAGCGGCTCCGGATTGTTCTCATCCACCAGCATGTACCCAAAGTCACCGGTGACGATGGGCACGCCCTGTTCCTGCATAGCCTTGCGCTCTGATCTCAGGTCCCGCTCGCTAATGCGCGTCCGCCGCGCCAGCTCTTTGCCACGCACCGGCATGCCGGGCGGGATCAGTGCGTCATAGATCAACGCCTGCCGTGGTGTCAGTTTGTTCAGTTCCATATCCATAGGCTCCTCCTAAAACTTGATGTCTGTGTTGTTCATGGTATCCCGCTTGATCTGCTCCAGGTCGTAGGACGGTGGGCTTTGCAGTGCCCCGCTGTTCTTCCTGTCCTCTGTTCCCCACTTCTGCAATACAGAGAAGTGGTCGTAATAGGTCTTGTGGGTGTTGTGAATGTGGAAGCTCAAGTTCTTGATTAGCCGCTGCCAGTCAAGTGGGAATTGTTTTTTCAGCTTTGCAAACTCCTCGTCAGTTAATCGCACATTCTTAAACTCGCCATATAATTTTGCGGGCGTGCACGCGCTCGCGCGCTCTCTCCCCTTCTCTATTCTTTCATTCTTGCATTCTTGTTTATAGAAAGCTCTTGTTATTTGATTGTTATCTGTTTGTTGTTTGTTTGTTATTTGATTGTTATCTGCTTGTTGCCTATCGTCTGCTGACCCTTGATATTTGGCGTAGTTACGCAGGATAATAACGGTATTTTTGTTTGTTACATTCTTGGAAATCTCGCCAGTTTTTTGCAAGTGTTTCAGCGCCGTTCTCACTTGCATATCTGACAGCCCGCTACCGCTTGCCAAAGCGCTGATGGAGGTTACCACGGAGCCGCTGCTCAGCGTTTGGCCTCGCCATTGCTGCGGCTCCCTGTTGACGATAAGCAATAAATGCAAGAACAGTTTGAATGTGGGTACATCGGTGTACCACTCCCAATCCAGCAGTTGCCGGTAGGCTTTCACCCAACCCTGATTGCTCATATCTACTCCTTAAAACGGCAGGTCGTCATCATCATCAATCGGCTCAAACTCTGCGTCCGGTGCGGGTGCTGCAGTCTGCGCGCCACTCTCTGCCTTTGAGCCGCAGAAGGACACCTGGCTGGCCACCAGCTGCACGCTCTTTCTCTTGTTTCCGTCCTTATCGGTGAAGTTATCCGTCTGGATAGAGCCCTCCACAGCGATCATGGAGCCTTTATGGAAATACTTAGATACGAATTCCGCAGTTTGGCGCCAGGCGGTCACATCAATAAAGTCCGTCTTGCGTTCCTCGCCTGCCTTCTGATAGCTGCGGTCCACAGCCACCTGAAAGCGCACAACGGAGACGCCGCTGGGCGTGGCTCTCAGCTCCGGTTCGTAGGTCAGGCGACCCATAATTACAACACTGTTAATCATAGATAATTCCTCCCAAAAATAGATATAAAGTCCTTGTCCGGGTAGGCAACTTCAAATGCCTGCTGCCCCACCCGGTGTAAATAGTCCATCGTCTGCTTGCAGTGGTGTGCGCCTGTCGGCGGCTCGTTGTGGCAATTATGGCACAGGAGCACCGTCAAGCCGTATTTCTCGCTTTTCCGTCTGTTATATGCCCCGAATACATGGTGTCGCTCCAGGGCCCGCACAGAGCCGCATATGTAGCACCGCCGCTGCTCTTCCGGCTGAATAATGCTCTTCTTCACTGTTTTCGTTCCTCCCAAGCAGACATCAGCTGCGCCAGCTCCGCCGGCGGCATTGTCTCAATACCCAGTGTCTTGCAGTCCTGCACCACGGCGTCTATCAGCCGGGCCATGCGCTTCGTTCCGTAGCAACTGGTGCCGTAATAGAACCGCACCAGCGAGGTGCGCGGATAGATCCCATCGTCCACTTTCTCCGCTGTCCAGCCCAGGCCGTTTCTCCCCCATGATTTCGTCATGGCATTCACGGCGCTGTCCGGCAGTTGGTAGTCCACAGACTTGCCATACTGCCGCACATAGCCCTGGTATATCTCGTCCTTGGTGATCTGCGGGTCATTCTTGGCCAACTCCGCTTGCAGCTTGCCGATCAATGCCCACATGTAGGCGTTGGCATCCAGGCTACGGCGTTTCGGCTTTGGCTTAATCTCCAGTACATAGTCCTTTTGCTCTGCCAGGGAGCCTATGAACTCCCCCACCTTGGCCATAGTGGGCACCAACTCTTCCTTTTTGAATTCGATTTTCATCTTATAGGCCCAGCTTCATGAAGATCTTATCAGCTTGGTGCCGGGTCAGATCTTCAATGCGGCTCACCTTGTAATAGGCCAAGGCCTTTTTGACCCGCTCATTCTCTGCATTTTCTTTTAGAATAGCCACCTGGTCCGGGCTGATCTTCTCCGCTGCCTGCTGCCGTGCCTGTTCTTTCTTCATGTCCTGGGGCTGCACCTGCTGGTACTTTGTCCGATCAGCTGCCCAGTACACATCTGCACCGAACCCTAACATCTTGCAGCACACAGACAGAGCGTCCGTATAAGCCATCTTATAGCACTCATCGGAGGTGTACAGGCCTTTACTCTCCTTAGCCACCAACGAGGAACCGCCAATACCCGGAATAGGGGCGCTCCATTCATCGTTGTACTTCACATAGAGCAGCAGCTGCACATACACAGTCACCACGCCGTCCGCACCCAGATCTTGCCATGTGCGGCTGACTTCCACCTTCCAACCGATACCACAAGGGCCAAACTGCTCCGTCAGTGCCTTGATACGCCACATTGGGTTAATATCAGTCATGCCCTTTAAGCGGCCTGCGCTAATGTTCTTCTTGGCGCTGTCCGGAACCTTGCGCACCGCCTCATATATCTTCATGTTCTCCATTCCATTCACCTCACTTGATCACGCAGCCGGGGGTCTCAATCAGCGCCGCACCGGCTACCGTCTCCCCCGCCAACAGAGCATTGCGGATAGACTGCTTGTCCACCTTGGGCGGCTGGGGCTGCATGTATTCTGCCGGCACCGCTGCCAGGTTGAACACATCCACCGACTTGCTCGAGGTACTGGTCAGTACGAACCGTCCGGCCTGCACCTTATCCTGCTGGGTGGCAGCTAGGTACGCCGCCAGGGTCTTCTTCATGCGCTTAATGGCGTTGTCCGCCCGCCTCTGTTTATCAGCGAAGAAGTCCTTTTCTCGCTTGTAGTCCTCCACATCCGCCGTCAGCTGCCGGATCACCATACCGTAGTCCTCCAGCTTCTCCGGCACCATCATGCTGTCCAATGTGTCCTGGACCGTCTGTTCATCAATCTCTCCGGCTTCCAGCAGCTCCATCAGCTGGGCTGCCTGGCCGGTCAGTTCATACAGTGTCGCCATATCGTTCTCCTTTATCAATATTCAGTACAATGCGGGCCTCAGCCCGCGCCTCCGGGTCGCAGTCTTGGGGGCAAAAACCGTAGTCCTGCACAAACTTGTCCATTTCTGCGCTGGTCATCAGATCACCCCCAGGTCGTAGCAGCTGCGAAGCCAGTTTTCGCTGCGCCGCACAATGGTCGCTTCCTTGTTGCTCTCGTCCAGCAGCTGCTCCAACTTCTCGCAAGCACATTCCCAGCAGTAGCTACCGCTGGGCTCATCGTTGCCCGCACCGATGGAGAACCCATAACCCTCAATGGTTATATCGCAGCTGTCACAGGCGATCACGCCCGCCTCCTTGTCATACATCGGCATTCTCCTCCTGCTCGTCCTCGTCATACTCCAGCGGGCGAACAAACCCATACGCCTTAGGCAGCGTCAGCAGAGCCTCGCTCACAGGTACAGACACAGCCTCCAGCACATCGTATGTACAGCCCTGCACGGCCACTCTGTAACCGGACCGTATTTCGCTGAACCCAGGAGCACGGCACACCTTGCCGTTGGTCATGATCACCAAGTCCATATATTCATTACTCATTGTCATTGTCCTTTCCCAGTTTTAAGGCGCGTAGATACGCCACATCAAAATCTGTCAGCGGCGCCAGCAGCACCACTCTATCCTTATCGTCTTCAAACACCAGCTGCTTGTCCTGTCTGGCCTCGTCCTCGTCCTTAGGCAGTACGAACACTGCCAGGGCGATCAATGCGCAGCCGGTGCCGCTGATTGCCACGGATACCCACCAGTACGGATTATCCGCCACCATACAGCAACCAAGCAGTACCAGCAGGAAGCCGGTGATCACCAGCACTATCCCTGTCTTTTCTCGTTTCGTCATATCTTCGCTAACTCCTTTACCTCATCCGGGTGCTGGGCGTAATAGTCGCTCATGCTCTCTGTGAGCCGGTGCGCCATCGCCGCCAGCATGCGGCTGTGTTCTTCTTCCGTCAAGTCCTCCAAGGGCTTAACCTTGCCGTCCACCATAACCATGATCACGGTGGTCAGTTCTTTCTTCATTTCGTTCACCTCATTAAGAATTACGCAAGACCGGATTGTCCGTATGCCTTGACTTTTTCTCTCTCAACGCCTATACTATAGGTGTTGATATGTGTGTATGCCTTTTGACTATCAACTCCTTTGACCGACTGTGCCCGCAGTGGGACGACTTAATCATACCACACCGAGAAACCGATGTCAAGCATTTTTGGGACGATTTTTTGATTTTTTCCGATTTATCCTTGCTTTTTTGGGACGATTTTTTGATTTTTTCCGATTTATCCTTGCTTTTTTGGGACGCTTGTGCTATTATCATCTTGCAGAGGTGATAATTTATGAACGAAATTGCCGAACGATTACTTGATCTTATTAATCGAAACAACGCAACTTACGGCGAATTATCAAAACAAACTGGAATACCTAAGTCCGCTATTCAAAGATATGCCACTGGAGAAACGGAAAAGATACCTATTACAAGAATAGAACTACTCGCCAAAGCACTCCATTCGAGTGCAGCCTATCTTATGGGTTGGGAGGAACCCACCTCTCTCCGCGCTCCGGAAGTGACAGAAGATACTGTGATCTTCCCGGTAATTGGTGAGATTGCCGCCGGGTATGACTACCCTGCGTATGAGGACTGGAGCGGCGAGACGGTAGAAATACCCAAGTCTTACCTACACGGCCGCAGCCGGGACGACTTCTTTGTGCTCTCTGTTAAAGGTGACAGTATGTACCCGCAGTATATGGACGGCGACAAGGTGCTGATCCTGAAGCAGAGCACCATGAACCGCTCCGGTGAGATCGGCGCCATCATCTATGACGGCGATATGGCTACATTGAAGAAGATAGAATATGTGGACGGTGAAGACTGGGTGAAGCTTATTCCTATCAACCCGGAGTACACCCCTAAGACCATCCGAAACGAGGACCTGGAGCAATGCCATGTTCTTGGCATTCCCCGCCTGCTGGTCCGCGAGATCGAGCAATAAAATCATAATGAAAAAAAGAAAAAGAATTATCCTTCTATTATTGGTGATTGTGCTCTCCGTATGTTTTATTCCCATGAGCACATCTGCGCACTCTGGAAAGACGGATAGTGCTGGCGGGCACCATGATACTGCCACCGGAGAATATCACTACCATCACGGACATCCGGCACACGATCATGAAAACGGCGTGTGTCCATACGGTGATTATGATAATTCCAGTTCATACAGTGATTATGACGACACGGATTACAGTTCTTCTGACTACACCTATGGCAGCCAGAGCGCACAAGATTCACAGCGCACCCGCATTTCCGCCAGCCAGCCGGGTAGTAACCGTGTAACATGGCAAATTGTGATCGTTGTCGCTTTGCTGGTGATTGCCTGGATATTTGTGTGTAACGACAGAAACAAATTAGCAGCAGCCGCATTTATCATAGCTGCCATTGTCGTCATTTATGGCGTTTCCACTTACTCGCTCAAAAAAGAAACTGATTTTTACAGAGATAAAGTCTGTTTCGTTACGGACGAGCACTCGTCTTACTACCACCAATATGGTTGTCCGGATATAAGTTCAGGGCTATTTTATGTTTACAGTATAGATGAAGCAAAAGAAGCCGGGTACGAACCCGACCCGGACTGTTGCAAATAATAATTGAAAAAAGAAAGAAGAGTAGAATATGGAAATTGAAACGCTGTTGTCGAATTTATGCGGAACTATACTGCTGTACTTTGTTCCGTATGTAGTCGTTCGCTTGATCCACCGCCGATCATTTTCTCTTAAAGCCGCAAAGATTATGACCATTGTATGGGCGATTGTCTCGGCAGCCATAGTTGTGGCCATTAAATTTGCAACTGGTGCTACCAGTCCCACTGGTACTCGCGGACTAAATGTGGCAGCCATATTCATTTGGCACGGATTTGGATATTATGTACTTCTCACAGAAAGCAAGCGGGAAAAAGCGAACCATAATAGCGCGCCAACAGCAGAGCCCCAAACGCTCATAAACGGCGAACCATGGCGTGATCATGAGACTAAAGCGGAAACTCACGATCGCGCACCCAAAAGCTCAGTCGCTGCCGATCCATACAATGTAGACGATGTGGAAGTGAATATAGTAAATGTTCCGGGTGCCAAGCAGCGTCAGCAGTTGGACAGGCAAATGAAAGCAGTTATCAGCCTGGCCGTAGTTGCCTTTATCATTGCGGCAATTGCTGCGGGCTTTGCCATATATAAAAATGCAGAGTGCCGCCAACTGAGATCGGAAAGGAATGCAGTTCAAAGATCATTGAACGCTGTCAATACACAGTATGACGATTTGAAAGAAAAATACGATTCGGAAATCAAAGACCGTGAGTTCATGTTTTCTAGTAACAATCAGAATGTGCTTGAACTGGCATTCTATAAGCGATACATCGTTTGCACTAACGACGAAAAGTATTATCATCAATACTCCTGTAAGAATTTTACAGAAACCAAATCGTTTCGTGTGTTCACCAAAGACGACGCAAAAAGACTTGGCTACAAGCCATGTCCCAAGTGCTTCAAGAATTAAGCGGCAAGGTATAACCCTATGGACAAACTCTACAAACAAATTGCAAAAATCGGCCGGCAGTACGGCGCAGCTAAGGTGGTGCTTTACGGCTCCCGGGCGCAAATGACATAAAGCAAGCTCGGTCAAACCGCCTATACTTTCCCCGTACATTATAAGTATAACGATCGCGGCTTCCTTTTGCAAGCGGATCTGGAATTTGCCCGGAAAAAATCTTGCTTGAGGAGGTGTTGCGCCTATGAGTAGTTCTCGTAACTCATCTGTAGAGTACATCTACACTGCGTTCATTACGCTCAAGAATGGCAAGCAGGGCATTCTTGAGCTACAATCTATGGGAGTGGTACAATGAAATATGCAGCGGCATATATCCGCGTAAGTGACGACCGGCAAGACGAATACAGCCCGGACAGCCAACTTAAGCTCATTCGTGAGTACGCCGGCAGAAACGGCTACTGCGTGCCGGATGAATATGTATTCTATGACGATGGTATCTCCGGGCGAAGCGTTAAAAAGCGCAAGGCGTTCAATGATATGATCGCCTTTGCAAAAAGCAAGGAGCACCCATTCCAGGCAATTCTTGTATGGAAATTCAGCCGGTTTGCTCGCAACCAGGAAGAAAGCATCGTATATAAGTCCATGCTGCGGCGCATCGGCGTGTCGGTGATCTCCATATCCGAGACCATAGACGACTCGCCCTTTGCCCCGCTGATCGAGCGCATAATAGAATTCATGGACGAGTATTACAGCACCCGCTTGTCTCAGGAAGTGACTCGGGGCATGACGGAAAAGGCAAGCCGTGGCGAAGCCATGAGCGCCGGTGCCTTTGGCTACGACCTCCAAAACAAAGTGTTCACACCCAACGAGGACGCACCCACCGTGCGGTACATCTTTAACGCTTTTCTGTCCGGCAAAGGCTACCGCAAGATTGCCATGGAGCTGAACGCCATGGGCGTAAAGACCTATCGGGGCAACCCACCGGACAACCGCTTTGTGGAGTACATACTGATGAACCCGGTGTATGCTGGTAAAATCCGCTGGAGCACAGACGGCAGAGCCTCCAGAGACCGGTACAAGGGCGATAACAGCAAGGTTATGTATGTGGACGGCAAGCACCAGCCAATCATAGATCAAGACACATTCGACCAAGTACAGGAGAAGATCATGGAACAGAAAAGACGGTATGGCAAATGGCAGCGCAAGGAGCAGCCTGTCACATTCATGCTGAAAGGCCTTGTACGCTGCGACACCTGCGGTGCCACGCTCACCTATATTGCCGCCAGGGATCCCGCCGTTCAATGCCACAACTACGCCCGGGGCAAGTGCAAGGTGTCCCACTACCTATCCATACGAAAGGCCAACGCTGCGGTGATTGCTGCCATAGAAAAGTCTCTGGAGACCCTGGAATTCAATGTGCTGCCAAAGGAGCAGCTGCAAAACGAAGCGGTAGACTACTCACTACTCATTCGCAAGGAAGAAGAAAAGATCAAGCGGGCCAGTGATGCCTATGATGCCGGGTATGACACACTGGAGGAATACGGCCGCAAAAAAAGAGCATTTCAAAACAAGATTGAAGCGCTCAAAGCCGAGCAGGCCAAGGTCGAGAAGTCACAGAGCGGTGAAATTCCGCCCCAGTTCGTCCAGCAAGCCAGTTTTGTGCTGGATTTGATAAAGTCTCCGGATACAGCGGAAAGCGTCAAGAACGAAGCCCTGCGCTCCATTGTAGACCACATCACATTCAAAAAACCGGACAACACACTGGAGATATTCTACTATATTTGATGGATTTTCAGTCGCATTTTCCGCCACGAATTGAAAAACAAGTGCGATTTTTGGCTTAACGCCGTCATTGATTGTCCGTATTTTGACTCTATATCTAAATGCAATACAGGCCTCTTTATTGCATTTAGATATAATTAGGTATAGAAAAAGGCCGAACAGTCTTGTGACTGCCCGGCCTTTTCTCACATGAGCATTGTCGATATTGGAATTATGCGGATAATATCACCGTTTTTGGCTTTAATGCCAACAGAAAGTTGTTTGTAACGCAATCCATCATCCACTAAAACAGCTTCGATGATCACATAGTCCGCAGTTTCAACCAAATCTTTGGTATCTTCCACAATCATTTTTCATTCCTCCTTTGTTTTTTGTTATACTACAAAGGAAGATGTGTTGTCAAGCGTTTTTCATTGAACTTGGTAAAAATTGCAACTTACTCACTTGCCTCTATTTTTAGCCCAGTAAAGTTCATAGCTTCAAAAATCCTGTTAATATGCTCGAAAGCTATGTCCTGTATTTCATCAAGGCAATGATCAAGAATATAATCTCTTAGCTCTTTTGTATCCTCCGGATGCATATTACATTCATAAATAAATTCCGCAGTTGCGCTTACGATTTTTTCAGCGTCCTTCTTATCCTTTTCATACACAGACGCATTAAAAGCCAGCAGTAGAGTATCATCATCCCCATTCAATGGGAATTTGGGTGAAACAAAGCACTCTATTGCCAATTCTTCTTTTCCATCCTTAATCAACTTAGTATCAACTGCAATTTGACTTATTTTGTATGCTTGCAATTTCAAATTATAGTTCATTGATTTACCCCTCCGCTCGTAATTAGATTTCTATTTATGCCATAAGAAAATCCATCTTCGCCTGATTTATAGGCATCTTTATCAATGGAAAATTGTGGAGCATGCTCTGTCCGAGACAGCCTTGATGGGACAAGAAAAACAACCATTGGATCAGTCGTTTTTTTCAATGAGGCTCGCAATGCCTCATTCACATACGCATTTAATGTCATATCGCGTTTGGTTGCTGCCGCCCATATATCCCTGTGCAATTCCGGACTTACTCTTACATTGAATGAGCCGCTAAAGCTTTTGTTTGGATCTTTGCCCTCCTCTTCGCAAAATTCCAAATAATCGTCCACCGCCTCTTTGAAAGCTTGTTCCACCTCGCCTGCGTTTTCGCACTCAAATGTGACTAAATCACGAATGCCCTCTATTTTGCCGAAAAGGATTTGGTCTTCTTGGCTATATTCCACATTCGTAAAATACCCTTTGTACTGAATAACATTGCTCATTTAATATCACCATTCCTTTCCATAGCAGCAATTATGCTTCTAATCGCAGCTTTTCTAACATACGCATCGGATCCATGAGGTTTGTGAAGAAATATTGTCGTTTTTTCTACATCATCCCTCTTTATAAATCCTACTCGAGAACCAGATGTTTTCCCTTTATTATTCTCACTATAACCGTAATGTTTCATGATTTTTCTTAATTCCTCATAGGTAAAATCACTTGGAACTAACAAAAACCGTTCCCAGAGCTTTTCAAACTGGCTCAATCTTTCCCACCTCTTTGCAACTAATTTGCAGTTGCATTCTATCATAAGAGTATGTGAAATTCAATAAAAACATGAATTTTTTTATCTTTTTGTCATATTTTTTGATAAAAAACAAAAGAAGCCCACCGATTACTCGGTGGGCTTTCTGCTTTACTTGATGAATTTACGGTCAATATCCTTTTCCCATACACACAGCCAGCCGGAGGGGCAGCGCGCCCACAGGTTGCCGGTGGAGAGCAGCTTTGTCTCCAGCACGGTGATGGTGGTGCCTGCCCGGAACATAGCGTCTGCTTTCGACTTGCTGCTGGTTGCGTGTCGCCGGCCGTCCGTGGTCAGATCCTTGACCTTCTTGCGTCCGGCAGCAGCACCTGCGCCCTTGTAAATTCCCCGCACTGCGGTGGTGATGTATGTACCCGGCTTAACCGTCGGTGCCTTGGGCGCCGCCTTTTTGTAGTTGACATCGCTTTCCGCATACACCGCCTTGCCGCCTTTGGCGTTGGTGAACAGCCAAATGCCGCTCAAATCAGAGGCAAGCGCCGCAGGCTGCACATACACCTCCCGGCCATTCTTGACCTTTGTGTACTTCCGGCGGTTGGTCGTCAAGGTAAACTTACCGTCGTACCAGTAGGGATCCAGCACGATCAGGTTACCGCTCTTGTCCAGTCCGCCCACATACACATAGTGGCCGCCGTTGGAGAACAGCTGTTTGCCGCCACCACTGACGCACACTATAGCTTTGCCACCGGCTTTCAGGTGGTTCTTCAGGTCAGCAACGGTCTTTGCCCGCTTGCTTACGATGGAGTAATGCTTCTCCAGGTACACTGCCACCGTGTCCATATCGGTGCCATCTGCGGACCGTGCGCCCATCAGTAGGCACTTCTGTGTCCAGGCTGCCGTATCCAAGCCGGTAAAGCCGAAGTTATGGAGCACCATAAGGCTTGCGCATACCCCGCAGCCGCTGGTGTAAATGCAGCCGGAGGTTCCATACTTGTACGGATGGGGCTTACTTGGATAGCGAATGCTTTTACATTTTTCGGTTGTCTGCCGGCAGTAATACAGCTTACTCATGGTGTACAGCCTCGCTCTCTGCTGTCTCCGTCCGTTCCAGCGCCAGCGTCTCATCTGCTTTCAAAGCAGCTTTTGTAAAGCTGTTGTTCTTCCACCATGCGGCCAGGGAAGCCACCACGGCTACCACTGTTGACACAGTGGTGTAGACTTCATCATCGCTGAACGGAAGCGGGTTCTTGCCAAAGGCATTCAAGAGTACATTCAGCAGCGATACCGCCAGCACAGCGGTTCTCGCAATGGTTCCTGCGTTTACTTTCATAGTTAATCCTCCTTTTGTGGCTCCTCCGGGAGCGCAATAATCTCATTATAAAATCTGGTCATCATACCATTGCCGCCCAGGGCGTGGTATGCGTCATACACCTTGACCATGGCTTCCTTGGCGTACAGGGGGCAGTAGCCCCGCTCTGTGTGCTTGTCGTGCTGCCGTATGATCTCGGCGCGCAAAATGGACTGCAAGCCGTTTTCGATGGCTATGTACCGGGCTGTGGTGACTTCGTCAATTGCTTTTTTGCTCTTTTTTCTTGCAATCAATGAAGCAATCACAGCGGACACGGCGCTGCCCACCACCGTTGACACGGCAGCGGTCAGGGCGGCCGTGACGAATGCGCTATACATCGGTCTCACCCCCTTGCAGGGCGTTGATCTCTGCCCGGTATGCTGCCCGCTGCTTGCGGATCGGCGCATATTCATCCTCAGACAAAGCGCCGTCCGTGTACTTCAGACAGAGGTAATCCGTCTCCGCCAACTCGGACTTTAAAAACGCAATGCGGCTTTCTGTTTCAATGCTCATTTTGCCACCCCCAGTATTTCAACTTGTGTGCCGCTGCCAATCGTCTTGCCGTTCGTTGGAAACGACAGGGCTTTGATCGCACCATGGTTTTCCACATCTCTCATAATGTTGAAGGTGATCCCGCTTGCGTTCCATATTGCGTTCCCTGCCAGGACATTGGTCGCGTTGAAGTTACTGGATATGTTCGTCTTATTCGTTTGCACGCGCACCATGTTGCCGGTGATATCAACTTCCGCCACCGCAAGAGAGCCTTTCGCCGCGTCCGTCTCATACCGGAACACATTCGGCAGGAAGCACTTGGAGGTGTAGGAATTCAGATACACAGTGGTATCACCGGCCGCTGAATTAGAAGCACTGCCCGCCACCGCCATGCGCAGTCTGATCTTGCGGCAGGGATTGGCAAGGTCCCACTGCTGGTTGGCCGTGGTGTCTTCATCGAATGTTTTTGTGAACACGATCTCCCAGGTTTCAACACCAGATGCGCCGGGTTCACCGGGATCCCCCTTATCTCCCTTGTCGCCTTTGGCACCATCATTACCGTTCACGCCGTCTTTGCCTGCGGCACCTGTATCGCCCTTGGGGCCTACGACCTCACCCAGAAGTACAGTCGTACCGTCTGTGTAAGTGATCTGTAGCTCTCCGGCTTCTGTGATTTGTGCATCGGTGATACCAATGCCATCCGCACCGGCAGGTCCTTGTGCACCGGTGTCGCCCTTTACGCCCTTTGCACCACGCGGTCCCTTAACATTACCCAAGTTATCCTCTTCGCCGTCAGAATACTCCAGTTGCAGCTCTCCATTGTCATTCACCCACGCGGTATTGATACCGCGACCGTCCGTACCATCTTTACCGGGCGCACCATCTGCGCCTGGCGCTCCGTCTTTGCCGTCCGTACCAGGAATGCCCTGCGGCCCGGCTGCTCCATCTTGCACTGTGAAAGTCCTGGTGCTGTTATCACCGAATGTGACCGTATAGGTGTGTACACCGTTAGCCGCACTCTCTGTGATACCTGCGATCTGGCTCTTCATTGTATCTGCCAGGGCCTTGGTCAGAGCGGACAGTTCATCACTCTGTGATATGGCTCTATCACTGTAAATAGGTGCGCTGGACACCACTTGCAACTGCGGAGAATACAGTACCGCACCATCTGCATCCTGTACACGGATATTGGCAGTATGCGTGTTGGCACACTCAGTAGCCGTCAGTTCGTGAATGATACGCCCGCCTTCCAGCCGACACTCACCTAACACTGGACTATTATTGATCATCGAGTAATAAGCAGCTGTTACCTCGCCGGATTGCATATCCAGCGGAACGCCGCCCACATTCAACGAAATGCACAGCTCTCTTGACGCCTGGTCTCCGCCGGTCACATATACCGTTTCCTGCAAACCGGGTCTGCACACATCAAGAGATATATACATCTGTACTTTGTTCATGTTCTCACCTCTCATTGAGTATAGCAAAAGGGGGGCGACTTTCGTCACCCCCCCGATTGCGGGTTATTTGCTTTTCAGCCAGGCGTTAGTACGCTTATAGATCTCGTCTGCCGTGTACAGTCCGGTGTTGTACATCTTCTGTCGAATATTTCGGCGGGTGGTTTCATCGCCCTTAATGTACTTATCCTTGTACGCAGCGGTAATGCGGCTCTTAATATAAGCACCGTCTTTGCCCGCTTTTCCGGCTTTCTCAAGCTGTGAGATAATGCTTTTCACTTTGCCGGAACTGGTATCCATAGCCTTGACCACATCGGAGCTGCTGTACGGTATGCCGGTCTTGTTGGTATGGCCCTTAGCCATCGTTGCCACTTCATCCATCGTGAAGTAGTCATCCGAAGCAATGGCCCGCACATTCGCCTCGTATGTATCAAACGCGCCAACCTTATAGGCTTCCGCAGCACGCAGCAGCCGTTCATCCGACTTGGCGAACTCTCGGCGTATGGCCTTGTCCACCATATCCTCGGCCTTGTCCTTGGTATAGCCGTTCTTGACAGCCGTGTCTATCAGGTCTTGGCGCATACGCTTGGTGCCAGAGTTATCATTCTTACTGATCGCCAGCGCCACATCGCTGTAATCATAGCGTGACTTCCAATTGCCCTTAGGCTCATTGCTGGTGTCTACATGATCGCTCACATACTTCTCCAGCGCCTTGGCATCAAAGCCGGTGGCTACCACTTGGTCGAACTTCTCCTTGTACTCCACCTTATACTCTTCTGTGCCGTCGTCATTCTCCTTGGCCGTGACTAATGCCTTGGCGGCGGACTCAATACCATCCACTGCCTTAACAGCGATCTCGTCACTAAAGCCCAGCTTGATAATATCTTGCAGCCGAGCATCAAAGCCGTCATAGTCACCCTCCAAATGAGCC